AGATACATTCTCTAGAGATCCTACCTCAAACGCAGCACCCTTAGGTCTAGCTTTAGCAAGTACGTGTTGAATCTTAAGGTGAGCTAACTGAATCTGGTCAGCAAAAGGAACCATTCTATCTACTAAAGAACGACTCTTCATTTTATATAGGTTAGGTTGGTAGATAATATAAGACAAGTTAGTCTCAGATAGAGCTGACTTTTTCCTAGGCATATCCTTCATAAGACCGTAATTGAATACGTAGTCTGAACCTACTATGTACTTACCTGTATACACAACCTTTATAGTAGAGCTAATAGCCTCTCTATTTGTCTTTGAGTTCTTTGGCTGCTTATAGTTGGATGCCTTCTTGTTTACAGAGTAACCACCCTTAGTATTATCCTTCTTCTCGTACTTCAACTCGTGACTAGTAATAAACTCAGCATCTAATATATTAATACTAAACTTATCGTAATCGTAAGAGTTATCTCCATTATCGTAATTAGCTGAAGAGTTAAAGTTCATTGGGTTGTTGTTTTTCCCAGCGTACTCGTTAGCTATATTGATATAATCTTCCTCACTAAACTCATCACCTGCCTGCTGCTTTAAATCAGCTATAGTCATTGAGTAAACCTCTCCTGCATGCTTGATGTTCTTATAGTCAGAACTAGAAGAGAAAGAGGTAATAAGGTTTGCTGGGTCTACGTGACGTATCTTAACACCAGTAGATGCAGATAAGTCAGTCTTAGCTGCACAGATCCCTAAGACAACTAAGTCACGAATCATGTACCTCTTAACCTCAGTGTAGTCATTTATGTCTAGGGTGTACTCTATAGCCTTCTCTAAAGCAATCTCAACATTCTGCTTATAGTTAAGTGCCATGAACATTTCTACCTCTTCAGAGCTCTCAGCTACAAACCCAGTAGGAGATAATGGTACACCAGTCTCGTCCTCTAAGTTATTTAAGAAGTCTTTAGATAGCATCTCTCCATACATCTTCTTTTTCTTCTCTAGCCTTTTATTTGCAGCTATAGGATCAATAGATTGAGCTTTGATGTCATACTCTTGGTTTACCATTCCGTTAACAATAACGTCAACAAACTTAGGTATGATAGATACAGGAGCCCAATCAATGTTTAAGTAAGACGTATCCCCTTCAGCATCCATAAGATCTTTATACTTACCAACATCTTGATTCCCTTCGGCGTAGCTTCTATTCCTAGAGTACCTCACCTTCTTATCTCTAAAGTAAGCATCACTATTGTTGTGCCACTCGTAATACATGGTTCTGAAATAATTTAAACCATAAGCCTTAGATGCTTTCTCCTCGTTCGTAGACAAAGGAGAAGGGTAGCCATTTGATTCTTGTTTCTTGTTAAGCATATCTATCTTAGTTTTTTACTAAACATCCCCTTATTGTTATACCTCTTAACTAAAGGTGATGACATTTTTAATTCTTGCTTTGGTTTTATATATTTCTGAGAAGCTAGTAAAGCTAAAGATGAGGATATACTCGCATCATACTTAGTTCTATTATCTATCTCGAATCTACTCCAATCATCAAGTAAGGTATTAAAATAACACCTTCCCATCTCTCCCGTCTCAGGAAGTATTCCTACGTGGTCGTATACGTATGTAGCTATAGCCTCAGCTTGAGCATTTATAACGGCAGCTCCAGAACCAGGGATACCCTTTGTCTTTTGCTTTCCTTTACTCCACTCAGTATGAGTCATCTCTGGTCTATCCATTAGGTACTCATAGTAACCTCTATTCTCGAAGTACTTAAGGATACCTACCTTATTATTCTCAACCAGTATCTGACACCCATAGAACACACACATTTTAATCATGTCTTCGTAAAATATCTCAGACTTAGGAGGCCTATTAATATACTCACACACAAACTGCATAGACGCATCGCTTGACATACTAAACTTATGAAATACATGAGCAGCAGCATCAGATCTCCTACCATCAGTAGTTGTGTCGTGGTCATAAGGGTCACAGCCTGCAACCAAGCTATCAGACCTTCCAGGGAACTTCCTATTAAATCTAGAGGTGATAACATTCTGATCTCCAAGTTCAGGAACCCAGCTAATCTCCCACTTACCCTTTTTGTGAGGGACCCAAATAACTTCGCTATCTCTGTTACCATTCTTCCATATAAACTCACCCCTTGTTGTTGATACCTTATTAACTTCGTTATAATCCATCTGTTGATAGATTTTTTCTACGTCAAAGATACAACTTTGAGTATCATTCCTGAAAGCCTCCTCTACATTAAATGGAAACTGTCTCTTAAATTCTGATAACGCTGTGGTATCATTCTTTAAAGCTTCCCTTCTATTCTGCATGTAATCCTTAGCACCTACATCAATAAGTATCTCATCAATACCCATAACAGGAGCGTCTGGTGTGTCTATAACAGAAAAACCATACTCGTCAATAAACCCCTCTAGGTTTTCGTATGCTGGTATGAATAGCTTATACAAGCCACTTTTAGTTCTACCGTTAAGATCTTTATCATCAGTATTAGAGTCGTAGAATATATCCTTGAACTCAGCCCCACCATCTTGTAGCTTATTGGCTGTAGATCCCATCATACATTTACCTACAATCTTCCTACCTAAAAGCAGACACGTTTGGGTAACTCCCCAGTTCTTCTTTATAGAGTTCTGTCCTGTCCACTTACCAGCCTCATCATGTATAAGAAGTTTTAACTTCATACCATCATAGCTGTTATCAGCAGTATTCCTCCAATCTATAATAGAGTTTAAGGCTTCAGACTCCTCTATATGTTTTTGATTCTTTGTAATCTTCTTTGCTGGCTCTCTAAACGCAAGTTCTACACGAGGGTTACTTGAACCATCCTGTATAGGTTGAAAGAAGAAAGGGTAGTTACGATATATACGCACTACCTTGTCAGTAAACATAGTCTTAGCATCAGCACCCGTCTTAGACAGCAACCCAAAACTACTCTCGTATGTCATACTAGCTAAGTTAACTGCCTCACTACTAGCAGCATAAGAAAAACCAGATCTACGATTCTTAAGGAAACACATCCCGTAAGAGTTCTTGTCTAACTTACAAGCCTCCCAGAATAGAAAGAAAGTTCTGTTAGCATCTCTATAGTCAGGGTATCCAACATCAATCTTACTCCATTGGATAAACATGTAATGCGATCCAGTTATATATGTAGGAACTCCGTTGTTGAAAAACCACAAACCATCCTTTCTTCGTCTAAACTCTTCGTCTATGTAGTCAACAAAGTCAGATGCGTTATCTCTATTTAAAGATTTAGGGGTAGCCAACCTAGTCCATTTCTGTTTAGACTTAGGTAGGTCGTGATAAAGTATATCTTTATTATACCTAGGTCTCTTAGGTAAGACAATATTTAAGTTGTCAAACCCTATAACCTCACCATGACTGGTATCGCTTAAGTATATTTTATTACTTTCTTGCATATTTCTCAGCAAAAGAACCTTTAAAATCTTTCTTATCCTCTATTAGTGATGACCCATCTTTAATTCTATCCTCTAGGTTTTTAATGCCTAGCAGTATCTCTTGACAATCTATAAAGCACTCTCTCTTTGCTTTAATAGCTTGCCTTCTCTTAGCATCATCTTCCTCTAGTAAAGGTTTACTTATCTCCTCTATAAGAAGATCAATAGCTCCCTTACTTGCCTCTATCAATCTCTCTAGAGTATCTAGGGCGTAGTCTTTATTGTTATCTGTCATAAGAAGCTAGTATATCAACGTTACGCATGCGTAGAAGTTTTCTACCATCTATATCCATCTCGTACTCAGAGTTCTCACTCCACATAACTCTATCTCCAACTTCAACTCCTTGATCCTTAACCCACTCGTTAATAAGGATAGCTTTACCATGAAACTCTACCTCAGAAGGTGAGGTATCTAAGAATATTCCAGACTCTGACATTTCAGCTTCCTTCATCTCTTGTTCCATGAAGTTCCATATTCCTACAGGGATATACTCCCCTTTCCTCTCTATTAGGTATATCTGTTCAAGATAAGCCTGATATATATCATCCTTGCCTGCATGTAATACATGGTTGGTAGGTGTTGCAATAAAGTGGTGAAACCAAACCTTATCCCCTTCCTGTATACCTGCATCACTAGTGTCAAGGGTTGGTGTTTTATACACCGTACCGTATTGTCTAGCTAGTTTCATAGGATCGTATGATGTATCTCTGTACATCTCCTTACCATTTAATAGTATGGTATCCTCTGTTTCTTTTTCTACCTGTATCCAGTAGAGATCTTTAATTGGCTTCATCTTTTTTTTCTTTTACTTTACTTCGTAGTCATCTAGGACATCTGTATTGTACTCTATAGCTGTTGGCTGGGAGAAGAACCTTTTCCAAGGTCTAGAGAACTCCTCCGCTTCTTTCTTTATGTATACATCGTAGACTACCTGCTGGTGCTTATACCATGCTGCTTCGTCTTGTATGATTGCTGTTATCTTTAAGGAACCACCTAACATTCGTTGACCTACTTGGTAAGTCAAACCCTGTTTTAAGTCCCCTATCGTAATCTTTCTTATAATAGGGTTAATTGAATCCATCTTAATTTAATTTAATTTATACTACGATAATGTCCTTGAAGCTTTTATAAAGTGGCAGTAAATGTATTTTACTTCCGCAGCCAAGGCTTGCATCCCTACAACAGGGATTATCTCAGACCCTGAAGTCATAGCTAAAGATTTTGCTGTTACCACAGATTGCCTCACACCTCCAGCGGTTGTGGTTGTAGGGGTTGTTGTCAACCCATACTTAACGCTATTTATATATACAGAAATCTGTCTATTCTCATCAAAGGCTAACCTTAATCTATATACTGTACTAGCCAATACTGTAACCCCTAAATCTGTTATGTAATCAACCCCAGCTATACTATATACAAAGTGCCAATTCCCGTTAGTGGTTAAAGCACCCATATCATCATCTGTAGCGTACAAGAAGTATGCTTGATTAGCATCTGTAGCGTAAGCCCCAACGTCTGTAGCTTTCATCCCAGCCCATATAGATGTATTCGTAATATTAGAGTAAGTAGATATAGCAACGTTAAGCTCTGGTTGGTATTGAGAGGTGAAATTTACATTTCTCCATGGGGAAACGTTATTTAAGTCTGTGTCGGTACCTTGATTGCTTATTTTAGGGTGAAGTATAATTTGGTCATTATCCCCTCCTTCTGTGTGAGAACTAAACCCTGGTTGAGTCCCAGCATAACGAACATAAGACTCGTTAATATTTGTACCGTCTAAAGCCCAGTGGTCGTTTGAGTTAATGTGTGGATCCACCATTATTTGAACCTCAAAAGTTTGAGATGCTATGTCTGTGGAATTAGTACCCAAACGGATCTTGCAAGAAGCGTTTGCTACATCTGTAACCATAACGTTAACCATAGCGTTGTCAGCTACAGTACCGCTAGAGTTAATGATGTAAGCTAAAACGTGAGAGTTAACATGAATCATGTTATTATTAAAAACAAACTCTACAGTGTCTGTAGCAGCTAAATCATGAGCCTGAGTGGTAATCCTTGTGAGTTTAGTGTGACTAGTTACAGGGGTTGTAGCGTTTGGAGTACTAGTACTACCTTGACTTACTTCAGTGTCTTGTATATCTCTGTATGGTAAGTTATGAAAATATTCTGATAACTGATACCTGTCCTCTGACTGAGATATAATACCAGAAACGTTAAGGTTACCGTTCTTATCTATACGCATCTTTTCAGAACCTCCAGTAGCAAAACCTAAATAGTCCTGACTATGATCATAGTATATCTGGCCAGCATCATTATCGCTAGAGTCTCCAAAGAATATATTCCCTGAAGCTTTTTCCCCAGATAGTATTGTCAAACCTGCGTCACTAGAGTTCTCTAGAGTCAACTGATTAGCTGATGATGAGGCTGATACAGATCCACTACTTACCCCAACAACGTGAAGTAACCCGTCAGGAGTATTCCCAGCAGTACCGATACCCACCTTAGTGAACTCAGCCTTATCTGTAGACAGCTTCATCGCTGTAGCGTTTCCACTACCCGTCTCTACAGATTTTAAATTAGAATCTTTAATTTCAGAAGCTGTCTGTAACAATTTCTGATACGTAGACGATATTGGTTTACCTTTAAGTGTAGACATTTTATTTTCTTTTAATTTTTTCGATAGACCTACCCGCAAAGTAAGCACCGTATACTGTTATTAATAAGGTTTGATATATAGGGATGTAACTCTCTTGAATTATAAAACCTCCTACGTTACCATCAAACAACGACAAAACTACAAAAACTGCAGTTAGGAATATGCATATTAATGGTCTAATATTTTTAGACAACCAGTTGTCAGACCTCATGTCTGCTTCCCACCTTCTAGAAACCTGTTCCTGAGCGTCAGACTCTGACTTCATAAGAATTTCTTCTATAGCCTGCTTTGCAGCTAACCTCTCTTCATCTGACGTGGTAAGATTATCAACAATGTTACCAACACTCCCTAAGATGTTTCCACCTAATATATCTAGTAGTTTACTCATTATATGTCAGCGTATCTATACTTAGTATCATTGTCTTCATCCTTGTAAGCCTCTAACACTTGATTTCTATTACCCTTTCCTTTAAGAGATAAATGAACCCAAGAAAAGTTAAACTCATTAATCATTTGATCAAACTCAATCCCACTTTTCAACACCCACTCATACACCTCTTTATTGCACATTTTACCGCCCTTCCAAAACTGAAGATCCAGTGCTTCACCTTTACAATGTTGACTTTTAGAGCTTCCTCCAATAGCACGATTGAGTGACGGGTTGCGATAACCACTACTAATCCTGATAGGACCAAGAGCGTTACGAATAGGTTGTAAGAGAATATCAACAAGATGTTGCATGCTCTGTAAATGTTTTTTTGTAGGCTCATTATCTATACCTAATCTCTTTGCTGTATTGCTATGAGTTATCTCAGATAATACAAAGTTTTTACTTAGTCTCATGCTTTAGTTAGTGTTATAGGAATTTACTTAAAGTTATGTTATCTATAGTCTTTTGAATGTCTTTTTTTGTAGCTGGTAACTGCATCATAATGTTAGGGTTAAACCTAGTCTTCTCTACTCCGTTGTCAAAAACTATAACAGTAGGAACTGATGTCACCTTATATTGGTTCTGAACTTCAGAATCCTTTATAATACATACCCTATAAGAAGAGCAATCCTGTAGGCTTTCTAAAAATACCACTTCATTCCCTGCGTTCCACTCAACCCAGAACTCTACAACAGTAATACCCTTAGCTGTTTTAGATTCAAATGAGCTAGAAGTTATGAACTCTTGAGCTACAAGAGACGAGGAAAATAGTAATATGAATAGAAATTTACTCATAAAGCTTTTGCTTAATAAGTTTCATGTCTTCCTTGATTTCTTGAACGTCCTCCTGTGTACTCATTATAGTCTGACGTATCATCTGGTCTTTCATGTCAAACTCCATACGAGTTATAACAGGATCCGTTGGCTTAGGTAACTCCCTAGCCTCTGCTATATCGTTTTGTAATGTGAACCACATAGCAACTAATGTCGCTATTAAAGTAGCTATACCTCCTAGAGTTTTTAGGCTTACTTGTACTTCGCTGTTTTCGCTAAGTTTTGTAACCATCTTAAAATATTAAATAGTTTATTCCCATTTTCATTGAGTAGGACTCTATATCCCAATACTTAAGATGCCGACCTTCCATGAATACACTGAAGTGTCTACCCATTTTAACGCCAGCAATAAGACCTAAATCCCATTCTGTATTACCATCAGGGTAAGCATAAGAGTACTCATCTAATCCTTTATGAATTGGATATACAGATGCCCATCCATGGACCCATGCCTGATCAGAGTACAAGTAATAATCAGCACCTATAACTCCAGACAACTCTCTTTGCAATCCAATCTCGTTAAGTATATCTCTATTATACTTATTTACAATCTTACCAAAGTAATATTTATAAAATTCATTATCGTCATCTGCAACCCATTCGGTAGTACCTTCATCTAGGTTTACCTGTAGCCAACTCTCGTCTAGTGTACTAAGGTACATTTGAGAATACGCTAACTCAGCCCACGTTCCTTCCCAATAGTTTATAGGATAAAATCCATAAGCAGGATGTGAACGATGTGCAACACCTAGAGTTAGGTCTACATTACCAAACCTTTTGCGTAATCTCACTTCACCTAGAGTATACTTTAAATTTAAAAGACCATTATCTATATAAGCTACCTTAGCTGATAAATTCTTTTCAATGTATCGTATTCTATATTCGTGTTGAGCGACTTCAGAGCCTCTATTACGAACTAATGAGTACTCAAATAAATACTCCAACCCAGGAGCGTTAGATATTGTAGCGTAATCACTAGTTTCATTCTCTTCACCAGTGTAAAAGTTACCCCCTTTAACTTGGTAGTCAAATCGTGCTATCTTTCTAAGACCTATAGTTATGTTTAAATTAGGCTGACTTACTTGTGTAGTCTCTACAAGTATTCCATTAGCAAAATCAGCTACCTCAGTAGTGCTAGGTATTGCTTGTATTTGAAATTGAGGATGTTCTGCAAACGGAGCTGTAGTAGAAAAACTTGCGTAGAATGTAGCAAACCTTAGTAGCTGAGCATTACAGGTTCCTGTAATAAACAATAAAGCGTACAGTAAGTTTTTCATTTGTAAATGATATTATTTATTTATAGACTTATAGTATCTCTCTTCTTTATTCCACATTTCTTGAATTACTCTATTAGCTAAATCCACATCCATGTCTTCCGAATTGCAGTTACATTTAGGCTCGTTAATAAATCTTAATTTTAATTTTTTAAAAAAGGACTTAAACCAAGTCATCTGCGTTCTCTCTAATTAAAGTCATAGCCTCTTCGTTCGTCATAAGACAGTTGCTAGGGTAGTCTAAAGCACTACCTAAAGCTAATAGAGCAGAAACCTCACCACCTAACCAAGAACAATCAAGTTCTAGTATGTAATGCTTAGCCTCTTCTATATTAAGCTCTATAACGCTTCCAAACTTAATTCTGCCATCTACACCTAACTCTTCAAAGGTAGTGTTTAATACTTCAACTAAAACACCTTCCTCGTCGTAAACCTTACGAGAATACTTCCCTTCTAATTCAGTTGGGATGTTTCCTTTGTACGTTGCCCTGTTAAGACATATAAATATATTTCCTTTCATAATTAAGAGTGTGTAGGTAATCCTACGTTATAGTTGTTGGTTATTTCTTTCTGAGTTAAAGCTCTGTTGTATATTAATACATCATCTATGAGCCCAG